GGCAGCACCTCCGTTTTTCTCAGTATAACTGATTTGGAGGCACTTGTAAACAAAAAGTTGTTGGTTTTTACTTATAATACGTCATCTCTGAAAAATTGGCAGCAAAAAGAGCCATCCGCTCAGAAAATCTGAGAGAATGGCTCTTGCATTAAATGTTATGATCAGATGGAAATAGTGTTGCACACACATTTGCCGCCAGAAAGATAACGTACTATCGTTAAGTATTGGCGAAATTGTGTACCCAAACGCGCTTCATTCTCCTCTTTTCCGCGCCGTATCCCCTTTAACCACATCCTATGCGACCTGCTCTGTCTAGTGCCTCGATTATAAAACAAAAAAATAAAAGTCCCTGCAATTTTCATGTCAGCCCGCAAGGAGCCAGCATAAATGTTGCAGGGACTTTTTTCATCCGGTCACTTCATTTTGAATTTTCGACCTATCGGGTCCTCGATAAGCGTCAGATGAAATAATTTCAGGCGGTCAAAGAAAAACATTCAGTCAGGATATTGTTCGTCCTTTTCTTTTCCTCGCCTCAAATACAAATTACTTCCGGTTCTGCTTGCGCAGTCGGTCATACTCGGCGTCTGCCGCAATGGCCTCCTTGGTGAAGGAATTGTTCTTCCACCAAGCGATGAGAGCTGCGATGGTCGTGATGCCGGCAGTCACCAACTGCTCGACGGTAGCGCTCTCAATGGGCAGCGGGCTCTTGCCCATGGCGCTCAGCAGCTGATTGGTCAGTGCCAGCAGCAGAACAGCAGTTCGTGCAATGGTGCCCGCAGTGATGTTGAAGTTCATAGTATTAGCTCCTTTCGTGTTCGTGTGTTTCGATATCAGACACCCGATGGTTAAGTACCTGAATATCTCTCTGGATCACAGGGATCTTCTCTGCAAAGCCGTTGTGCTTGCGTACTTCGCGGGTCAGTTCCTCGATCTTGTACTCCATGACCGCATTGGATTTTGAATTTGCGATCAATACGCCGATCAGCGTCACCGCTCCGGCAATGATTGCGGAAAGGATGGTCTCCATTGGCATCACCCCCTCCACCGGCTCTTTTCTTTGCGCACATCAACGTGCACCCAGCCGTTCGCTCTCCCAAGGCCGGGAGGATAGATGCCCACGCCTCCCCTGCCTGCAAGCAGCTTGTCCGCGTAGGCATACACCTGCTCTACGCTGATGCCCTGCACCTGAATATCCGCCGCCTTGCCGTAAAGGTGCTGGCTGTACTTGGCTGATTTTGCAACCGTTGCGTTATAGGCTGCCGTGCGGAATCCGCTTGTGATCGTCACCGGCTTGCCAAATTTGGTGCGGATCTTTTCCAGTATCTCAACCAGTTCTGTGTCGATGAATACCGGATCAGACCCATCCCTGCAAAAAAACTCTCGGACCTTGAAGTGTTCCGAGAGTTTCAGGTTTCCGTTTTTCAAAATGGAGTAAGCTTCCAGCATTTTGTCTCCTTTCTTATGTAACGTTGATCGTACAGGTATAAACGGCACCGCTGATGTGCGTCACGGTGATCGTCGAGCTTCCCGGGCTCTCTCCGCGCACGATCAGAGCCATACCGCTTGTAGACGCTGCGATACTGTCACCTGTGAATTCCATTTTGAACTCTTTCCTCATGTTAGCACCCGCAGGCGTCAGAACAATATCACCCTTCAGCTCGCTGCCCACTGTGATCGTAAGCGGACCCGACCAATTCATCCCGATCCCTGTTGCGGGCACGCATTCAAAATCTTCCGTAAGGTTAACGCAGCGGAATGCGACAAGTTTCGCCTCAAGATTGGGGCAGGTTCCGGTGTTCGCAATGGTCACGGTAATAGCTTCGTGTGGTTTCAGTTCACCACTCTTGTAGATCCATTTTGATACGTGACCGTCCGTTCCTGTGCCCACCCAGATCACATCGTCAAAGCCGTACAGACCAGTCACTTTTATACCGACAGCCTTCGGATACTTACCCGCATATTCAGGCCATGCGTGCTTTCCAAGATCGATCGTCACCTCCAGATAGGTACATCGGACAATACGTACTTTGTACTGCCGATTGTCAGCATAGCAGGTAACACTTCCTTTGGTGCGGCTCTCATTGGAATAAATGTTTGGGAACATCTCCTCCAGCAGCTTCGTCGGGAGTGCTTTGTTATACACCTTGCACTGGTACACTTTTCCACGCAGCTTATACGCTTCGCTGTTAGTCGGTTTCATCATGGTTTCGCCGATATGCAATGTGCCGCTAAAAATCGCCGTCGCGTCGTTGCCCGTCACTTCTCCATATTTTTGCATATAAAAGTCATAGAACTTGAGCACGCCGTTTTTTCGCATGACAAGCAGGGTATATACCCTTTCTGGATAGGAGCTGTAGTTATCCATATCGATAGACGGACACTGGCTGAATTTCCAACAATTTCGGATCGTAATGAAGCCGCCAACCGGATGCGCAGAATCACTTTCACCCTCTTCAAGAGATAGTCCGACGTCAAAGCCCGGACTTTTCTTGTAATCATCCGTGTAACTCATAGAACTCAACACAGGAATGAAGCTGAAATTCAACAGGCCATCATCGTGGTAGTTGTCCATCTGAAAGCTTAATATGACCGTGAAATCCTGTTTTGTTGCAAACAGCTGTACCCCTGTATCGATGCCGAAGGTCCCGTCAAATATCACGGCTTCTTTTTCTGCGTCATAGTGTGGATCAGTCGAAATATCATAGACCGGATCGACTTTGGTGTCGTCACTCGAAACCTCCAGGTCGTGCGATTTTAAAATAACATGGCCGTCCTTGATGCTTGCCTGATCGTTCTCCAGCTTTGCCTGCGCAGGATCATAGACTGAAAATCTTGCTTCGGGAAACCGTTCACGGCTTCGGTTCGTGATGAGCTTGGCTTTCGAAAAATCACACGCCCACTGACTCAGCATCTCATCGATGATAAAATCACCTTTGACTGTACACTGATTAAAATAAGGATAGATGCCGTGGTTGTTTTCAAAGCGCAGCCCCTTGTTGAAGTTTGCAAAAAGGATATGTGTGCACAGCTTGGTTTTACCTTCTACCACCATTGTGTTATTGGTAAATATTACTGGTGAATCGTATGTTCCCGGAAATGCAATAAAGCCGTCCCGGTCAACATAACTTTTTCCCATCACGTTGTCCGAAAAAACCATCGGATCTTCCGGGTCATAGTCGCCTTCCTCGGTGTAACGGTAGATGAAGTTGACGCTCGGGTTATACCGCACCTGCAGTTTGTAGTCCAGCTGATATTTTTCCTCCATCAGACGGCAGTTTTCCTCATCCTGCAAAGCACCCTGTCCAAAGCAGGAATTTCCGATGCAGGGGTTCCATGCAGGACCTTCGATAGAGCTTTCCACGCAATCAATAAAGACGTTGTTTTCACAGATGACATGCTGCTTTCTCGGTGCCACATCGCGCCCGTTACCTCCAAGAAGCGCTGCGCAGCCCACACCGCGATCCTGCTCTGCCATTCCTGCCATATATTCAGGCGGCATATAGCCAAGTCCGCTGCCGATAAAGTGATTGTTACTCACCTTACATCTCATTTTGGGAAATACCGCCTCAAAGCGGAACAAGCAAACACTTCCCCAGCAGGTCAGATAGAACAGGTTGTCTGTGATCTCAAAATATCCAGTTTTCTCCCATGTATTCCAATGGATCGCCGCATTACCGTGTATCTGCGAAAAGATGCAGTGCCGGACAAACAGATTGTGTACGCTGAACGGCACCAGCCCGATGCCGCTTACATGGTGCGAATACGATCCCTGCACATTTTCGTTGTACCAGATGTCGTAAAAAACGCATCCTTCTAACGTGATATTCTCACACCAGATCTTATTACCGTTTGCATCCTCCCGCTGCATCAGTTTCAGGCCGCAAGTCCACACGGTGTTCGTGCCGTTCGGGTTTATGCCTTCCCACCGGCAGTTTTCAAATCGGATGTTTTTGCATCCTTTCACAACCATCTCCTGTCCCTTCCAGAATGTTACATTCTGGATGAGCACGTTTTCCACGTTTTCCATAATGACAGAAAGATACTTATACTTCTTGTTTCCGCCATCGATCACGCAGTTGCTGTGGTTCAGCGCTTTGTTCAGTGCATCGGTGTCGTCTGTGATGCCGTCTCCGGCAGCGTCCTCCAGTCCTATCGTCACCGTTCCGGCAACGCCTGTAGAGCCTAGCCGGTCTATTTTAAGGTACGCATTTTGAAATTCTGCCCACACGGCCTTGTTCTGGATTGCATTGGCTGAATACCGGTCCAGAGTCGGGTCGGCAAGCTTCGTGTTGGCAAACAGATAGGCAATGGCTTCCCGCACATCTTTTCCGTAGATGGCGTGCCGCACCTGTTCCAGTGCCTGATCGTAGGTCATTACAGCAACCCTCCCCGGTATTCAATGGTGTAATACCCCGTGCCTATAAACTGAAAAACATATTTGCTGTTGCTGATCTTTATCGCCGTCTTCTGTGGTGCGGTCAGGGTTGCACTATACACCTTGCTTCCGCTGCTCCCCACATACCGGTATACGGTCACCGTCAGTTCCCCGCGCAGGATGCTGATCTCCGCCCGGTTTACCTGATCGGTCCCCGGTATCTCCAGTTGTCTGGAGCCGTTCACATAGCAATTTGTGTATTCCCGGATGACATCCATATCGAAGTTAAAGTTGTCCCACAGCCACGGTTCTATCGAGGAATACCGTTCCTTCTTGTATGGGTTCAGCCGGTATTTCAGTGCAATGGTCGAATGTCCCTTATCGCTCTTCCACTTGTCCACCCAGACAGCACCATAGTAGAAATGCGAGCGGTCGTCGTCCAAAATCACCATGTGGCGTTTTCCGCACAAAGCATTTTGAATCGTAGTGTAGGCCGTGTTCCAGTCCCAGTAATCGTTTTCCACATAGAATTCCAGCGTACCCTCCCGGTCATTGTATACCGGGCGTTGCGCCACTGCTTGCGAGAGATCCCAGCTTCCGTCCATTCCCGCCACGGTCACAAGGTTCGTACGCTCGGTCGGCGGGTTGATCACGGGTCGGCTCACCGGGATCAGGTGCCAGTGCTTCCAGCTGTGGTAGTGCCCTATGGTCACACCATGCTCTTCATTGTACATTTCGGGTCTCACCCCTTTCCATTTTGAATTTTACCGGTTGATGTAGTTCACCACGCTGCGCAATGTATCCACCGCCCGCTTTACCACACCAGTACCGGTTGCCTGTTGGCCGCTCAGCGTCTCGCTTGCGCTGCCAAAAGTAAACTTTTTCTCATCCAGTCGTTCCAGCGGGATCGAAAGTTTCGTGCACAGCGCATATTGGTTCAGCTCGTGCGGCCACGATAGGATCTGCGCCCGCTTCATAAAGCCCAGCCGCATCACGTCCACGCCCGCATCCCGCAAATCCAGTGCACTGATTTCGAAGCTATAATCCATTTTGAGTTTCAGCTCATCCAGTTTTTTCTTTGCTGCCTTTCTTAGGCTTTCTTCTGTCGAGGCCGTACCATCTGCCACATAGCACCGTTCGATAGGGCCGTAGATCTCTACGGATTTTGCATCTTTCACTGTTACGGAGATCTTATCTGTATGAGAAAAGATCCACCAGCCCTTTGTCTCATACCCGTGATACGTCACCCAGTTCACAATGTCGTAAGCCTTTACGTAATAGTCCAGATCCAGCAAATTTTTGCCAAACTCGATGCATTGTGTCGTAGCGTCCAACTCGTCCTCAGTCAAAAAGTAGTCCAGTAAACGGTAATATTCCCCGTTCACTTTGCCTGGCGCTTTGTGGAGATATAACATTCCTCCTACATTCCCCAGTAAAATGCTTTTCAGTGCGTCCCATACTGTGGTGTACTGCGTGCCGGACTCCTTCAGATTGACCTTTATGTTCTTGAGCTTGCCTGAGGTTTTTCCCAGCTTAAAGCTCTTCCAGCCTTTCGCAGAGGCAGTCGATATAATGGCCGAGTACAGTTCGTAAGCCGTATACTCTTTCGGTTCCAGCACAAGACTGATATCCTTCAAAAAGCCCAGCTCGCCCTCGCAGTACACTTTCTTTTCCATCTGGAAATCCTTGTCGATCTCGGTCACATATCCCATCCAGATCTCAACGCCGTCTTCTTCCACGCTCACTACTGTGCGTCGCGGGATCAGGCTATTGTAAAAGTGGCTCGATACCGGCAGTGTAAATTCAAAAGACCCCAGCTCGTTTTTCTCCATTTCAAGCTGCGGATCTATAATAATGTTATCCCGTTCATCATCTACGCAGGTCGGGTCATAGATGCATTCCCGGGTTGCCCATTTATACATGTGCACGCCATAAGCGATAAAACCATCTGCCAACGTTCCCGCATACACGCGATAGCCCAGCTTCTCGGTTTTAAAAAAGGTCTGCGTCCACTCGGCAGTTTTTATGCCGTTCTCCGCCGTGATTTTGATGGCATGCTGCTTCTCTGTCACCAGCTGCTCAAAGACATTCTCGTCCAGTGTAAAAGCCAGCTGCTGCCCATTCTGTGCAACAAATCGTCGTAGCTGTATTCCATCCACGTACTCGGTCACTGTCAAGGCGCCAACGTCGTCATCATATACGGCATAGGGAATGCTGAACCCCTTGCCGCAAGTGCCCATCGTTCCGGCATTCTGGTATGCATTGATAATAACCGGCGCGTGGCTCTCCCGCAGAGTTCCATCTTCATACACGCGCATGTCTTCAGGCACCGTAAAGCAGGGTCGGATCGTTGCCGTATCCGCAGACTCGGCATCATGGACGCCACTTTTGTAAATACTCCACTTGTCGTCAGAGTCGCTCTTTCCGTACAGACATACCCGGGTGTACCGCCCGTCCTCCGTCTTGTCGCCGTTTTCTTTTTGTGGTTCTGGCCAGACGGATCTGGTCCACCACGGGCTTCCTCCGCCGCTTTCCAGCACACGGAGCACCGCATCGTCCAGCTTTGTACTACTGTCGGCGTATTGTCTTTCCCCGGTCAGTTCATAGGCAGAAAGCAGAAACGCACTTCCCTGTATTCTTCCAGCGGAATTGGCACCACTGTAGTAATAGTTTGTTTTGCCGAGATTTCTGCGGATCTCTTCGTCCAGTCGGGCTATGTACTTACTCCCGACCCAGTACTTCATATGTGAGACGTTCCAGTCCAGGTTCGTGGTGCTGTTCAATTGGGCCCAGAGTTCCCTGTCTTCCAGCGAGGTCTTTCGCACCAGCAGGGTGCGTCCGCTCCCATTCAGTCGCGCCTCATAATTATGGCACGCAACAACAAATTCCGCCGCTGTGCCGTTTTCGTTCACTTTGACGATACTACCAAGTGCCTTTGCAGAAAGTTTTGCACTTGCCATTGCTGCCCCTCCTTATCTTCTCCGTTCAGCCCGCGCTCCAAGCTGGCTGTCAATGTAGCCAACCGTCTTACGGCCGTCCATTACCACCTTCATGCCGCGGATGCTCTCGCCCACAGTGTCCATGTGGTCGCCAAGGCGGCTCACGGCATTCAGCAGCTCTGCATCACGTCCGGTTTGTGCGTCCGCGCCGTTTCCATTTTGATTTCCGTATGCGCGGTCTGCGTCCTTTGCAAGCCGTGCGGTCAGGTTGCTGTCCAGCTCCATGGGCTTTTCCCCGGCAAATGCGCTGTTCACGTCCTCTGCGCTGTCCCATACCTCGGTCATATCTACCACCGGCCGGATGGTCGGGGTGTAATCCCAGTCCTCGTTCAGCGCGTCCTCCATGCTCTGCGCAGCCGAAGCAGCAATGTCCACGGCGTTCTGGGTCATGGCGGTCACGGCATCGTCCACCTTGTCCTTCTTGGCGTTGATGCCCCATGCAAAGTTGATGTCAAGGTCCGCGCCGCTGTCCTTTTCCTTTTCAGCCAGTTCCTTGTCCACTTTGTCCACGCCGTTGTGCTTGTTTACCAGCGCCGCAATACCTCCTAGCAGAGCAACGATCGCCACTGCTGCCAGAATAAACGGCCAGAACTCTGCCACAAAACTTGCAACAGCCGTGCCAATGCTGCCAATACCGCCTGCTACTGCCTGCAGCACGGTGATCAGTCCGCCGCCCTCGGATGCAGCCACGGCCATCTCGCCGCCCATTTCGCCCATAGCCCGACCGATCTGTGCTCCCTTGGCAGCCTTGCCCACATTGCTGAACAGTTCTGTGATCTTTGGCAATACCGTCGTCATCAGGTCTTGGCCCATTTTCGTATTAAGGAAATCGATCATAAAGTTCAGACCGCTCGCCAGTGCGTTTGCCCAGTCACCCTGCATCATGGCTACGATGGTGGAAACAAACTCCGTTCCCACCTCTATGCCCGTCTCGCTGAAGGAATCCCCAAAGGCTTTCGTCAGTTTGTTCTTCAGTTCGGGGTTGTTGGCAAAGGCCTTGTCCATGGCGGTATTAAAGCCTTCCTTGAGCGGCGTCCAGTTCTTCTGGATAGCCTTCGCCAGCTTCAGCGTTACCTGTTTGCCGGTATCTCCAAGGTTCAGTGCGTCCGCAAGGTTCTCCGCAAAGCCAAGGAATGCGGTCTGCGATTCTAGCTTGTCCTGTTCGTACTGCTTGCGGTCTGCTTCTGAAATATCCTTTCTGTCCAGCTTCTTCTGAATCTCCTCGGTCTGCTGCATCTGATAGTTCAGGTTCTTCACCGCCTCCACCGCCGCAAGGATCGAAGCCGTCGTGCCCTGATACCGTGCCTTTCGTGCCTGCTCGCTGTCCTTGCCGTAGGTCTCCACGGCCTCCCGGTAGGCATCTGCGCGAGCACTCAGGTCGCCGTCATCGTACACCTTCTGCAGCATCTCCATCTGGCTGGAAGCACGCTTCTGTGCTGTTTCGATCTGGCTGATGCGCTCCTCGATCTCTGCCAGCTGCTGCTTTGCGATCTTGTTTTCCAACTCTACCCGTTCGGTCTGTGCATCCAGCAGTTCGTTGTAGGCCTGAATGGTCAGCTGGTTGTCCTTGCCAAGTTTTTCTTTCAGTACGTCATACTGCTCTTGCGCATTGGCTTCCTGCTTCTGCCGTACGGCAAGTTCCTCGGTCATGTACTCGGTCTCACGCCGGATCTTGTCCATCTGGGTCGCGCTGTTTTCATTTTCTGCGCTCCACAAGTTGTACTGCTTCTCCAGCGTATCGAGGTTCGTGTCATACCGCTTCGCCACTTCCTCAAACAGGTCGGTGTACTGCTTGGCCTTCAGTTCCGCAAGGCTGGTCTTTTCCTCCAGCAGCTCGTTGTAGGCGCTCTTTGTCTCGGCCTTCTCCGCACCCCATTTTGAAAACAGTGCATCGTACTTTGCCTGCGCAATGCTCACCCGCTCGGTCTGCACTGTAATGGTGTCTGCTGCGTGGGCAGCCTTCTTGGCCATCAGCTCGTCATCGCTGGCAGTGTACTGGTTTTCGGCCTGCCACAGCGCGTACTCCCGGTCAACGATACTCTGTGCGGTCTTGTTGGCCTCCAGCCGGGTCTTGTATGCCTCCTCGATCTGCTCTGCAAGGGTCTTTTTGCTGCCTGCACTGCCGGAGGATTTGCCTTTTCCGCTTCCGCCGCCGGTCGGGTTTGTTGTCGGATCGGGTACTGCATCGGCAATGTCGGCAAGCAGGTCTTTCCAGCTTTCCCCACTGGTTCCGTCGTATTTTTTTGTTTCGTTACTGTACCAGGAATTAAACCATTTTTCTCGATCAGCAGCCGATCCGCTATGAACGTTGCTATGATTAGATGCACCACCTATTCCCGAAACAAAGCTTTCCATTCCACTTATATCGAAGCCAACGCCATTCAGGATATCCTTGAATTCTTTCGGCAGCCTAGATAAGAACCCGTTCACAAACCGGCTTGCTGCGCTCTTGCCGCCTTCCTCTGCGGTGTCACCGGCTTCATCCATGGTATTTTGAACAGCCGTGTCAGTATCGTCTGTCAGCTGCTCTTCTTTTCCTTCTATCGCATTCCCGGCTTTGTCCAGCACCTCGGTGCTCGCTGCTCCCGTTTCCGCACAGGCTTGCATAACCGCCGCCGTACCGCTCAGCTTTCCGGTCGTCCGCGCCGCAGCACCGCCAAGGTCAGCTACAGCCCCTGCAGTCTGCTCCGTGGCGGTCTTTCCGTCCATCAGCGCCTTGGCTTGCTCCGCCGTCATGGTGTATACTTTACCGGTGTCATCCGCCACTCGGATCATGCCGTCAGCCAGTTCGCCGCTGTTCTTGGCGCTCACTGCCATTGCCGTTGCGATTTTTTCCATGTTCGTGGCCGAAACCCCGGTGGCGTCTGCTGCATTTTTGGTGTTTTCATCAGTTGTCTTTGTATCGGCATTATCTTTGTATATCACGTCAAAGCCAAGCAATTCGAGAATCTTGCCCATGATTCGAGTGCCGTGTTTCTTATCAAAGTCATTGATAGCGTTCGCGGCGTTCTCGCCTGCCTTTGCCGAGCGTCCATTCATGTTTAAATCAAACATACCAAATGGATTCCAATTCGCAAACGCTGCTGAGCCAGAGGACAGCCATGAACCAATTAAATCAAACAGCGAATGATTCGCAAACCAGTCATTTAAATCGACCCACATCTGGTCCAATCCACCTTGTAAGCTTAAATCAGCAGCTCCTGTAAACCATGCCAAGTAAAATATGATAACCTTAGTGAGCGTCACCGCTAATGCAAACATTGCTTTTCCAATCGGTTCGGCACAGGCAACAATCGCATTGCAAAGACCCGATACAACCGTGATCAGTGCCTTCTCGATGTCCGGCCCCGCAGTAATGATTGCCTGACAAAGCGGATCGATCAAGGAAGAGAACAGTGCAAGGATTGCAAATGCTGCCGATAGCTTTAGTGCGCCTCCAGCAAATGCGCTGAAGGCTTTTCCAAGGTTTATAAGGCAGGCCGAGACTATGATCATGCCGGCAGCAACCGGTGTGATGGCTCCGATTGTAAACAGACCAATCATCATTCCGATGATGCCGATTACGCCAGCCAGAGCTTCGCCTGCTGTCAATGTTGCCAAGCCTTTAAATGCGGGAGTCAGGATCAGCAGTGCACCAGCCAACATCAGGCACGACCCGGCTACGCTCAACAAACCGGGCGTTGCCGTAGGAAGCAGTGCCGCAGCGCCCACCAAACCAAATAGAGCGGCTCCCAACGCGATCAGGCCTTTTGCAAGGTCTGCAACACCGATTTCCGCGATCATGTTCAGCGCCTGCGCCAGTTCGATCAGCGCAAATCCCATTGCCGCTACCGCAGCAGCTGCGCCCATGTTCTCTATGGCGCTCTTACCCAGAATATAGATCGCACCCGCCATTACGATCAGCATGGTCGCCATGGATGCCATTCCGGCACCGCTTTTGTCCATCGCAATGGTTTCGTTCATCATCTTCAGTGCCTGTGCCAGAACCACCAGCGAAGCGCTGGCGATCAGCATGGCTTCGGCACCCTTACGCATCTTCTTGGCTTTTCCGCCAAGGCGGCTCAAAGCGCCGATCACACCCGCCATTACGATCAGCGAACCCATGGCAGCCCACATAGCATTGTCCAGATTCTCAATGCCCGCAAACATCCGCACAGCAACAGCCATTCCGGCAAGTGCCGTCGCCACGACAAGCAGGCTGGAAATGCCGTTCGTGATCCCGTTCAGCTTATTCTTGCTTGCAGCCTGCAGTGTGTTGTTCCAATGGTTCAGTGCTGCAAAAATACCCACAACAATGCCCATCGCCACGCTGATGGCAATCATAGCACCGTAGCCGTCCTGCAGCTTTTTCTCATCGATGGAAGAAAGCAGATACAGTGCACCAGCCATCTCCACCATAGCGGTCGCCACAACAATGTAGGACGAAACGCCTTTCAACGCATCCATCATTTTGAGTTTGGACGATGCCCTCAGCTGGTTCGTCAGCAGGTTGAATCCGCCCACGACGCCTACCATGATAGACAATGCGGCCGCAATACTGAATAGCGCCCCGACCACATTGTTCATTTGCTTCGTATTGAAATACTTGAACATCTTCATGGCGTTCGCCAGATTCTTCACCGTATAACCCAATGCAAGCATTCCAATGCTGATGGCTACCATGCTGGCCATGATCTTTGCGCTGTCCAGCCCGGAAACATCGCTTTTCGCCAGGGCCTTCATGGCAACTACTAGCCCGATCAGGGTCGCAACCACCATACCCAGCGCAACGGCTGCCTGCTTCGGGTCTTCAATTTTGCTCAGCATATAAATCGATGCACTGATGGCTCCAATTGCAATGCTGATGCCCTTTGCGATATTCACAAAGTTATTGGTCGTGTGCTGCTTCGTCCATGTGTCTACCGCATTCTTCATGCTATTCAACAGGTCTGTCACCGGGTTCGAGATCAGCTTTGCTGTAGCATCCGTTACGCTCTTGATTGCTTTCTGCATCCCCTTCAGCGCGGTCGCCACTGCCCAGATCGCCAGTGCCAGCAAACCTACGTCGATCAGCGCCAGAAGCCGGTAGATGTCCACATCATTAAGGTCAAAGAACTCCTTCACTGCCGAAAGACCTGCTTTGCAGGCGTCCGCCACGTTGTAAAACGAAGTCTGCACACTGCCTGCAAATTCCTTCATAGCCGCGCCCGCTTTCTCCGGCAGGCTCACCACGGTGTCCCGTACCTGTTCCAGCGTCTCAAGGTGCTTGTCCTTGAAGTCGCCAACATTCTTGCCCGCATCCCGAAATGCGCCGAATGTCTTTCCGATCAGCGCCCCCACGCCGTCAAAGGCTGCAAAGAACACCCCACCCAGCAGCTTCACCGCGCTGCCCAGCGCTCCGCTGATGCTGACGCCCTTCAGCCCAAAGTTCTGGAATACGGCGCTCACAGCGTTCACAATGCCGCCAAAGGTCTTGAACTGCCCCTTTGCCTCTTCCACCGTACCACCATGGATCAGCGTCTGCAGCAGCCCGAAAATATCCTTCACCGGCTGCAACAGCTTACCAAAAGCCACCGCCAGCGCATTGATCACCTCATCGATGCTCTCGGCATTGTCAAGGCTCTCGTTCAGGGTGGCAAAAATATCACCAAAGGCTGCCCCTGCCTGCAAAAGCAAATTGCCCAGCGGCTCCAGTGCATTCATCAGCTTGCCGATCACCGCCAAAGCAATACGCCCTGTCACCCGGATAGCCTTTCCACCCACGCTCAGCACGCTGAACAGCCCCTTGAACAGCTTCGTCAGGCTCTCCATAACGCCTTCGTTCAGCGCCAGCTTGCTGGTCAGGTTGTCAAACCCTTTCAGCAAACTGTACAGCGGGCCGCCGTCCGTATGGAACACTTCGTCAAATCCGTCCCGGATAGGCCCCAGCACACTGTTGATGCCCTTCAGGATGTTCAGGATGCCATTGAAAAAGTGCTCCCTGCCGCTCATCTCGCCCATCTTGGCGGCATAGCTGTCGAGGCTCACTTCGCCATTTTGAATTGCCTCGGCCATTTTCCGGTAGGCTTCTATCGTCTTGTTCAGGGTTTCCCGGCTCACGCCCTGCGCAGCCAGTTCCGCATCACTCATCTTCGCCGTTTCTTCGTATCCGGCAAGGCTCGCCTGTACACGCTCGTACAGATCATCTGCGGTCACTCCCGCATTCTCCAGCGCCTTCTGAAAGCTGCCTGCGTCCTCGATCTGTTGCTCTGTCAGCTTGCCGTTGGCGATCAGGCTGCGCCGCAGCTGTTTCGTAAATGCATCGCCCACGTCTCCCAGTGCCGTATCGTCCAAAAGCTGGTCCATGCCGCCATTAAAGGCCTTCTTCAGCCAGCTGTTGCGTCCGCCCATGCCGCCTGCAAAAATATCCCAGAACTGCTCTGCCAGGTCACTCCAGAAGGTCTTTGCCTCCTCGTAGTTGCCGAACAGAATATCAAAGGTCTGCATCCAGCCAGAGCTTACAGCGTCCTTGGTAGCGTCAATGACCTCGCTGAAACTCTTGGCCTCCTGCGCGGCTTTAAAGGCCTTCACGGTCACTTCGTCGTACTGGCCGGCAAGCGCTTCAATGGCCTGTGATGCCAGCATTCCGGGGTTCGCGTCCACCATCTTTTTTACCGCTTCGCTGAACTCTGCAAACTTGCCGAAGGCGGTCTCCATTACCTCTTTATCAGCCCATTTTGACGAAAGTGTCGAGCTGAATGTGCCAACCGTCACATCGCCATCTTTGATCTTTCCAAGTTCAATGCCGGTGCTGATGATCTGCTTTTTCAGCTCAGCGGTCGCCACGCCCGCAAGTTCTACTGATTTCCAGTCCATCAGGCTCAGATAGCCCTGACTGTAACTCTGATTCAGGTTGTAGATTATGCGGGAAAATTCACTTGCGCCCTTGCCCGCATAGGCTGTGGCGTTTGCCATGCCCATGATCATCGGGATAACTTTCTCAATGTCGCCGCCCGACGCCGTCAGCTGTCCAAGTGATTGCGTCATGTCCGTAAAGCTGTAGCTGGTCTCGTCGGAGAACCACATCAGCTTACTAAGGTAGCCGTTCACCTTGGTAATGCTCTTGCCCGTCGCGTTCATGATGGTCTGCACGCTGGCAGTCTTCTGGGCATACTTGTTCCAGCCGCTCATCACCTGATCGATGGAAAGGCTCTTTGCAAGCTTTGCGCCTGTATCAATGGCCTTGTCCGTGATCTTCACCAGCGCCGTCATACCGATCACTTCCAGCGCCGAAAACTTTCCCGTCAGCGTTTCCAGCGCGGTCGTCATCCGGTCAAAGTCCACCTTTTCGCTGGCTTTCTCCACCTCGGCAAAGCCCTTTTCCGCGCCCTCAAATTTCAGGCTCTCGTTCAGTGCGTTCAGGCTGTTGATGCTCTGCTGGACATTCTTTTCAAACTTCGCGTTGTCAAACCGCATCTCTACAACGCGCTGGTCTACTTCCTGGCTCATGCCTTTCTTACCTCCCTCCACAGTTCTGCGGCAATTTCATCAAACAGCGGCTTCATCACCGGGTTTATGTAGTCCGTTCCCTGCACGTAACCGCCGTTCCGGGTGCCGTGCCCGTATTGCAGGATCACCGCAATGGGCACACCGTCCACGATGTTGGCGTTTTTCCAGCACAGCGTTGCCCCGTTATCGTCCATTTTGATTTCATAGCTCCAGCTTGCCGCTGTCTTTCCCGTTGCCTTCGGGGTCGCGATCGCCAGTGCCTCTACGCCCCTCTGCCCGTATTTTTCCAGAATGCCGCGCACGTTCCGGCTGCGCGCTCTGGTCATAAAGGTCAGGCTTTTCTTAAAGTCGCCGTGCTGCGCAAAGCTGATCACCCGGCTCATGCTGTTCACCCCTTCGTGTGGTACTTTGCTCTGCGGGCGTTGTTCAGCGCATCCCGCTGCATCATCTCTTCCCGCTTCGTCATCTTCTGCTTCGGGCTGTTTTCCTCACCGCATACCCGCAAAAGGGTCAAAAGCCGGTTCAAATGCCATTTTTCGCAGCTGAACGGGATGCCGTAGCTTGCCATTGCGCAGTAGAACAGCTCTGCGGTCTGCACTCGTCCGCGTCCTCGCCCCTTCTTTTTATCGTTGAACCAGGTCGCGGACATCGGGTCTTCCATATATGTTTTAATGTCAGCCATGTTCTGCCGTGTCAGCCGGGTGTATACCTTCGGGTCTACTCCTTGGGTCACGGTCATGCACCGGATGTAATCCAGCATCTCCTCCCGTGTTTTCGGCTTTCTCGTGTCCAGCCATGGCTTGTGCCATTTGCTTTCCCATTTGGACAGAGAGAGCAAGCTGTGCTCCAGCCGCAGCAGGGTCGGCTTTTCGTATACGAACTCGTTTGTCCGCTCATCCCAGTCCTCTCTGCCCGGTACTATGATCTCCAGCATTCTTCTGCCCTCCCTGTATGTTTCAAATGTGTTCGTCTTATAACGAAAAAATAAAAGGCCACCCGTTTTTTACGCGGATAGCCTTTCTTTAAAAACTCCCTCTGGCGGGGGAGCAGCGTTCTAGCACCGCCGCATCTTTCTTTGGTGGGGCGGACTATTGACGCTAAGGGAGTTTTCTCCCTTGATTATTAGCCCAGCGTCAGTACGGGGGCTGCGTTAGCGGTTGCTGCCATCTGCATGGCGGGGTTTGCCTTGGGCTGCACCTGCGGGATCACGCCGTTCACAAAGTCTGCGGCGGCGTTCTCATCGGTAAACAGCTTCATGTACAGCTCGTCGTACACCGGGCTTGCCTCAAACTCGGCGCGGATCTCGTCGTTCTTCATGAACAGGCGGCCGTCCGGGCTCTTCTTGCCGTAGCTCTTCAGCAGGATCTCCTTGAACAGCTTCTCCAGTTCCGGCTGGCTCTTGGCCTTGATGATGCTGTTGATCTTCTCGTCCATGCCACCCTCGGTGGTCAGGTGCATCTCCATCAGCTCACTGCGGGTCAGGTTGAAGTAAAAGTCCTCGGTGCGCTCCACGCCATTGTAGTCGGTGTAGGTAACAGTTTTCTTCAGCATAATAGATCTCTCCTTTTTATTTTGAATTTATTGCTTAGCCTGCCTTCAGCAGAGTAATGAGCTCGTCCGGGGTGGGCAGAGTGGGGGTGCCGGTGGTGTCGTCGCCGTACAGTTTTGCCTCCACCTTCTTCATCGTCTCTGCGCTCACAGAAGTGCTGTCGATCTCCATCACGGCAGAGGGCTTGTAGCCGGTCACGTTGGTGGGCACAGTGCCGCACTCCCAGCTGAAGGTCATTGCATCCGGGCTGTCGTTCACAGTCTCGTGGCTGCGCTCGCTGGGCTGTGCGGTGGCGTTCCACACAACATGGATCACATAGCCTGCATCCGGGTCCTGATCGTTGCCGATCTTGGTCTGCCAGCTGAAGCCAAAGGGAATGCGCTTCTGCTGGCCAATGGTCACGCCCTTCACCACCTCGGCAGAGCCGTCGCACTGCTTCCACTCGTCAGGGTAGTAGTAGGCCTCTACGGTAAAGCCGTAGTCCTCACCGGAGATCAGGCGGGCGTACTTGCCGTTATCGGCCCACAGGTCAGTGGGTTCTGCGCCGCTGGGGCTCTCGGTCACGCCGGTCAGGCCGTTCCATGCCACGCCGGTGCCGTACTTGCCGCTCTCACCGTTCTTCGGGTAAAGCACGCCATTGGAAACGCCCATCGTAAACTTGCGGGCGCCGTCTGCATCCCATACCAGTCTTGCCATAAGTTTCATCCTCCTTCATAAAGGTGTCAGTACCACACGCTGAATACGTCATGGTATAAGTTGTCGGAAACAAAATTGCGGTCATGGGCAGCTCGTTCCAGCATACTCATGGCCGCAGTCATTTCACTGTCCGGTTTCGTATCGATCACCGTCACGGAATAATGGAAGGTCTGTCGGTATACGCGGTCGTCAGCCTTCGGGCTGCGGATCTTTTCCAGCTTGTAGCAGATACAAGGGTATCTCATCCGCAGGTTTGCAGGCGGCTGGTAGTACACGTTTTCACTGCCGCACCGTTGTTTCACAATGCTGCGCAAAAAAGCATCCAGCCCGGAGCGTCTTTCGCTCAGTTCAGTTGCCATGCCATAACCCTCCCAGCGTCAGAACAAGTCGTGGATACTCCACGCTCACATCTGTCACCTTCCACTTTCCGCCGTAAAGCGTTGCGTACCGGATATCGCAAAAGTGCTCCTGAACATATGGGTCTGCGATGACGCTTAACGTGTTCGCAAGGTTTATATCATCGTTCACCTTGTCACCGGACTGTAACCTGCGCGTGTTCCGCATAAGGTCGCCGTAACAGTCACGCTCTGTTACAACCTCCGAGTAAACGCTCGGCTCCGTCTCCTGAGTTTCCACAAAACCAAGCTTTCCAAACCACTTGCTCATAGCGCTTTCACTCCATTTTGATTTTTGGGCGCTCACGCCAGTACATCTTCATCCAAGATGAACTTGTCCAGCGCAGCGTCTGCCCTTCATGCCGGGTCGCTGGCGGTCCACGCCTGGGTCTTCACGATCTCGCCTGCGGTCACAGTCACAACGCCGGTGGTGCCAAAGGCGACGGGCAGCAGGTAGTTTTCGCCCTCCACAACGATCAGGCGGCCCTTCTTGAAAGCGTCCTCGATCTCTTCCTTGGTCACAGTCTCCTTGAAAGCGGCATCGGCGTACAGCTTGTGGTCTGCAGTCTTGCCGTAGGCCATGTAGTTTGCAACGTGCAGGTCCTTGCCCTGCTCATAGAACTTACGCAGCATTTTGCATCTCCTCCTTATCAGGCAACCTTGTACTCGATGGCCATTGCGCCGAACGGGGTGGTCATGGCACCAGAGCAGCGGGTCTCGATCAGGTACTTCTGCTGGTTGTAGTCGATGTCGAAATCATCGAACATATTCACAGCGCCGCCCTTGTCTGCGCCAACGGTGTAGTCAGCCAGGTTCACGATCAGGCCAACGAACTCGCCGCCGTTCACGCCCTTCATGTTCTCCATCTGCGGCACAGTCACGATCTCCTTCACACGCAGTGCTTCGGCAACCTCTGCGTCGTTCTTGTACAGGCGGTGGCCGATCTTGTCTTTCATCAGACGCAGGTCGGTCAGAATGTCCTCAGTGGTGTAGAAGGTCGGGTTGCCTGCGCCCTTGTAGTTCTTGCGGGCCTTCAGTACAGCGGTCATCATCTTGTCCAGCTTCGTGGCAGTGTCGTCACCGGCAGCGGTCTCCACCTGCACCTTGATGGTAAACAGGTCATCGTCGTTGTAAATGGGACGGATGTTGCCCTCGTTGATCTTGTCATCGCTGGAGGAAAGGCGGCCGTCACCGATCAGGTAAGCGCGGGCCAGCTCCTCGTTCAGCTTCACGCGCATCTCCTGCTTCAGCCATGCGATCACGTCAAAGCCGGTAATGTCCGCCACGTCGTCGCGGTCCATCTTCTGCTTCTTGTAAACGGTGGTGGGGGTAGTAGAGCGCTTCAGCAGGCTGAACACCTGCTCCTTCTTGAAGTTGCCCTTGATGTAACCCTTGGCGCGGGCATCCTCTTCGGTCAGGTCAGCGGCCATGCTCTTCACGCGGCTGAAGGGAATGTGGTGCACGCCGCTCATCACCTTGCTCACCCAGCTCTGATCACGGTCGATGATACGGGGCGGGGTGTCCAGCAGATGGTCTTCAGGGAACAGCCACTCCACGTCCTCAATGCCGTGGGCGATAAATGCGTCCTTCATGCTGCCGCAGCTCTTACCGTCCGCAATGGCGGCATTGATCTCGTCCATGCTGTGGCGCAGCACGCCCTGCTCAGGGTCGTTGTCGAAAACGTTGTGCTTCATGTCGTCCTCCTCGTCTTCGTAGTCCTCATCGTCATCATAGTCGTCCTCGTCGTAGTCCTCATCGTCCTCGTCGGGGTCATTCTCCTCGTCAAGGCCGTCCTTCGCCATGCCCACCAGTGCACAGCAGCACTTCTGCTGTTCGGGAGTCATGCTGTTGTACACTTCTTCCAGCGTCTTACCGCCTGCTTTCGCCATATCGTCATCCTCCTCGTTCAAAGGGTTGTCGTCGGGGTCCAGCCCGTGCTTCAGGCTGATACCGCCATCGGTATAGATAAAGGCCTCGCCGCCTTCACCATCGTTGTCTGCGCCATGCGCCACGATCTCATCGATCAGTGCCCCGGGGTTGCACCCGGCTAATACCAGGCTCAGTTCCCGGATCACACCGTGCATCACCGTCTGCCCGGCCTTCTGCAGACCGTTCGCAAAAATGGACATGGCATCAATGTCGCCGCAGCGCACCGCCTCCAGTGCCGTCTGGCCGCTGGGGGTGTCGTTCAGCTTGACGTATGCATATACGCCGTCCTTCCGGTTCTGCAGCAAAGCGTGCCCCAGCACATACTCCGGGCCGGAGTGGTTGTGGTTCCACACCACAGGTACCTTCTTGCCGTTGTCGCCCTTAAAGGCGTTCGGTGCAATGGTCAGCCCGTCGTAGCACTTCATGTTTGCCTTGGTCGCATAACCGGAAAAATCATAGTCAAAATTCAACGCCATTTTGATTTTTCCCTTATCCTTTCTCCCTTGCCAGCAACCGGTCCACCGTTTCCTTTCCGCCAGCCATGGCGGTGTTCTGTATCTCGTCCGGACTCTGGTTCAGGTTCTTATTGCTCAGTTCGTCCGCCCGTGGGTCTTTGCTCGGCTTCAGTCCGATCACCTGCCGGAACTCGTTGGAGCTCATGATCTCGTTGCGAGTAAACTTGTCCGCCATCTCAGCCACTGTGCCAATGGGTGCCAGCTTGAACGGATCACGGAAGAACAGGATGCTCTGCCCCTGACTGCGTGCCGTTCTGGTCAGGAATTTCCGTTTCATCTCGTCCGTGATCGCGCTTACAATGGGCTCCACGATGCGGTTGTAGTAGTTGGTCATCGCCGCCTCGTCTGCAGTACCGTTCATGATCTCAAGGGTAATACCCAACTGACTGTAAAACATGTTCGTCAGGTATTCGATCTGCTTCAGAAGGTTGTTTTCAAGGCTGCGGTTCAACTGCGTCACCCGCTCGGTGCCGTCTGTCCACGCAATTCCGTATTTCGAGTCACGGAGCTGTTCTTCTATCTCCCGTCTGCGCCGGTTGGCCTGTTCCCGCCGCGCCTCGCTCTTCACAACGTAGGGTAGTTGGATCAGCAGGTCAAGCTTTCCGGCACCCGCCTGCTCGTCCACCACGTCCAGCAGGCTCAGCTTTCGGATCAGGCGCTGCATCGTGCTGTTCGGCTCGTTCATGATGGCGTAAAACGGGTTTTCGATCAGTGCCACCGTCTTCTTCGGCAGCACCAGTTCCTCCTTCTGGCCGGTTTTGTCGTTGTAAAGCCGTACCCGCACGTGTTCCGGGTACCACTCCAGCACCTTTCCCACCCGCATGGAGTAAATGCGGTAGCTGCTGCTCATGCTCGGGTCGTAGTCGGTCTCCACCGGCACCACCGCCACAACGCCCTCGTCCAGCATACTCATCACAATGTCCTGCACGAGTCCCCGCCCCGTCTGGTCAAGGTTTGCTTCCAGATTCAGACAAGCATTAAGGCCCGAATCGATGACCGAATCAAACCGGCCATTGTCATCGAGCCTTACGTGCTGAATCGTAATTGCGCTACAGTCCATGGAAATGCGGTTGTACACGCTGGTCACAAAGGTGCGTTCGTTGCCTCTCGTCAGCCGCACCCGGTCAGGACGGTAGCTGTAGCCGCCTGCATAACCGCCAAAGTTCCGGGGAGGGTCCCGGTTCAGAAAAGCGTTCCAGGCGTGCTTCAGCCGGGAACCAAGATCCATTTCCATTTTGATTTTTCCTCCCGCTGTCAGTCGTCCTTCTTCTTTTCTTCCTTGTCAAGGCTGCCCTTGCCCACCGCATTTGCCAGATCGGGGTTATTGAACAGTGTCTTCACGGTCTGTTTGCCCATGTAAAGCATTGCGCCGGTAGCCATCGTGGTCAAAGCCTTCTTGCCTGCATCACTCAGCACACTGCCCACAAAGGTCTGCCCGCTGTTGATCTCCTTCTTCAGGTTTTTCACGTCCCGCTGCAATTGCAGCCGCTCCCGTTGCAGCTTCAGTTCCTTGTTGGGGTCGTCCTCCCGCACGTTCGTCTGCCCGGCAAGATCCCGGTACTGCTTTTCCATCTGCATCCGGTTGATCTGGGCACGCAGTTCGTCATCGGTATAGTCGCTGGCGTTCTTTTTCGGCGCTTTCGGGGCGTAATTGGGCTTTTCCTCCCCTTCGCCGCCCTCTGCGCTGTAGCGCTTTTTACCGGCCGGGGTCAGGCTGCCGTCCGGGTTCTGGAACCGGCGCACGCCCCACTTCATGCCCTTGATGCCCCAGTGGTAAAGTTCTTCGTCCCGTACCATGCCATCCCTCCTCATTCTCAGCGGTCGTGCTTGATGGCGGGCTGGTAATACGGGCGCTGGCGGATGTTATCCATAATGCGCTTCTGCCCGGCGCGTTTCTGTTTCAGCATTTCACGCTTCTGGCGGCGGTAACGCTTTGCGTCCATCTTCACCTTCTGGGCACGGATGCTGGTGCGGATGCGATCGCGGTCCATCTTCTTTTTCAGCTCGTTCCGGGCGTCGTTCTTTTCCTGCCGGCGCTGCTTGCGGTAGCGCTTTGCATCCATCGCCACCTTCTGGGCGCGGACACTCTCCTGTGCACGCTTGCGGCGGTAGGCCACGGCGTCCTTATGCACTTTCTCCCGGATGGCTTCCTGCACACGGGTGTTATGCTTGTCACCGCGGTTCTTTGTCTGCTCAGCCTTTTCGTTTCTCTTCCACCGCTCGCGGTCCATCGTATGCTGCTGCGCAATGCGGTTGGCCTTAATGTGCTCGCGCTGCCGCTTGCGGTAGCGCTTTGCATCCATCTGCACCTTCTCGGCGCGGACGCTTGTACGGGCGCGATCACGGTCCATAGCGCTCTTCTGCTGCTCTACCGAGTTACGTGCCTCGGCAGCTTTACGCTTCCGGCTCGTGTTCTTCGGCCATACGATGGCGCTTCTGCTGGTGCCGGTCTCGGCATAAGTGCCCTTGCCGGGCGTACCCTTGTTCTGCTTGTAGGCAGAGTATTCATCGGCCGTATAGAAGTAACGGTATACATTCTTGCCGTTTTTGTTGCCGATCAGTTCGCGCGCGTAATACCGGTGTCCGCGCCGTTCACTGCCCTGACCGTGCGCAAGGTATTCCCAGTAATCCATTCTTTCTACCCCTTTCTGCGTTTTACGCAATTTACTTTTTATTCCTGTGGTGCTATAATTTTCTGTGTATAAATCCCTCGTGAGGAAAGGAATTTTGTTATGGAAACGAATGCACAAAAAAGCCGTAAGCATCCGCTCAAAGTTTTTCTCGTTATCTGTGCCGTCATTTTCACTATATGGATTGCTTTTACCGCCTTTAAAACGTCATCTTTTGCAAAATCTTTCCGTGGACAGTTCATAGCCGCTGCCTCTGATTTTTCTCAAGCCTACGCTTATACGTCGGGAAGCAATACTTATTACTTGCTTTTTGCATCAAACGTTAACGTTGTCTGCCTTACCTCATCCAAGTCAGGCAATGCGGGTTTAGCATCCTATCAAGGAGCGAGTCTTGCAGACGGTCTTGATTCTGTCTTTTACTATTTTGACGGAACCTGTCATCGAAATTTCAAATATCAGGATGCCGCAAACGATTCCGTTCTGCTTGTTACCGAAACCTCCGGTGGCAGCCTACCCGAAATCCACTGTTTTGAGAAGACAGATTTGGAAACCGCTAAAACCGCTCTCGATGAGATGCATGCCGTCTACGATGTTTCAAAGCCTTAAATTTGAAAGGAGCACTTTTATGACCCATGAAGAGAAATTCATGCTCCATATGCTCAAGATTGGCGAATACGATGGCGCTGTGGGAAAGCTATTCTACGATCAACGTGGGTATATTGTTGGATATTGGATAATGAATGGTATTCCAGGCAGATATGAGGCCAAGCCTTTTCAAACAACTTATCATGGCAAAAGGAACGAGATCACATACCATAAGCCATATCCGGTCAATGAGTACACTACAGATGACGAGAAGCTGTTATTTCTCAAGCAGTACGGCCATTATTTACGGGATTCCATGGTTCAGGAATACAGTAACACATCAGGCGTAGCCGTTCATTTACCCAAATCCTTTCCGAAACCGACATCGCTTCCTGAGGAACCGCCACCTCCTAAAACCGAAACTGAAATCCATCTTCTTGAACGTCTTGCAAATGGCGAACTTGATGGTTCCGTCGGTCTTCCTTGCGACAATGGATGGGGTTCTATGATATGGTACTGGATTGAGGATGGTGTAATCAAAAGATTTAAGCAGGGGCCTACAAAAAGATTTTTTAACGGTGATGAAAACGAGAAAATCATTCCTGACTGGAAGCCTGATTTAACTCTAAAAACCGAAGCTGAGCAGTTGAATTTTCTTCGAAGAAGCGGACGGCACATGAAAGATCCCGAAGTCATTGCTTACAGTGATAATTATTGGGCCGATTACTGGAGCAACAAAAACCGCACGCAAGGATAATCACTCAAATGCATCCCTGTTCACCTTATAAGCTACATATGCATCCATCATAGCGGCAACCGCATCGATCTTCTGATCATACCTCTGTTTCAGAAGCTTGCGGTTGCCGTTTGTGTCTTCCAGCGTAATGCAGTTGCCCATGGCAAATTGCATCAGCTGCTCGTCGAACAGCAGCTTCCGCTGTTCGCTCAGCTTCTTCAGCTCGCCCAGCGGTACGCTCTCGGTCTTTGCACCCTGGATCACCTTTTCAATGCCGTAGTCACCGTTTTCCCTCGCCCAGCGCTCTACAAAGTCTTTTGCATTGTAGGGGTCATACCCAAAACAGCGGACGTCGTACCCCACATTCTCGATAAAGCCGTCCAGATCGTCGTACACTTCCATCATGTCCAGCACAGTGCCTTCCATCACGACCAGTGTCCCCTCCCGCATAAACTCGTCATACTTCTGCCGCATTGCCATCGGCAGTTTGGAAAGGGTGTAGCTGGTAATGTAGTCCCGGGTCTTTACACCAAAATATCCGTGCTCCAGCGGGAATAAAAAGGTAAACGCACAAAAATCGTCGCCTTGGCTAAGGTCTGCCCCCAGCGCGCACGGCATCTGCCAGAAGCTCCGGTGCCGGTGCGGCAGCGTTTCTTCGTAGGGGAAGAAGTAGGTGTAACCTTCCATCGGTATGCCAAATCGCTTGGCAAGAATGTCGTTCCGGCTTGCCGGTGCCTTCTCGGCGCGCTCCACATCCAGCTGGTAGGTCTCATAGCTTACAGTAATGCCAAGGTTCGGGTTCGCCTTCAGCCACATGGAAGGGTCGTTCACCTCGTCTATGCTGTCCAGCTTGTAATACCAGATGGAAACGTGCGGGTTCACATACTCTCCGCGCAGGATGCTCATCAATTCCATTTTAATGGTGTCGCCGCATCCGTTGCGCACCGTGCCCTCGCTGCTCGTGGCAAGGATCAGGTAGTCGTTCACCTTGCTGGAGCCCTGCTCAATCGCGCCAATGGGGTCTTCCCGGATATCACAGCTCAGCCATTCGTCTACCGTGGCAACCTTGTCGCGCCGTCCCTGCAGCTTGTCAATGGTCATGGGGCGTATCTCTACCAGACTGTTGGTCAGAAAATTCTCAATGCCCTTCTTCGTGCTGGCAAGCTTCGTCCGCCCTGCCTTGGAGCCGGTAGTGTTCTGTAAGCTGCCTTCCGTCATAAAACGGTAAAGAGGTCCTCTCGCCCGTGCAATCGCTGTGCGCATGGGAGAAAGGACCTCTTCTGCTTGTTTCATGGTGGGTGCCGTGGTCAGCTGCTGGGTCGTTGCGGGGTCTACTGTCAGGAAAAACTGCTGTACACAGCTGTCGTACATGCTCTTGGCGGCGCCACGCGCCACGATCAGGTACTGTTTTCGCACCAGCCGGTGCTTGATACGCTTCTGCACATAGCGTCCGCCATGCCCATCCGGGTTCGGCTTGTACACCGTGCGCTCTTCAAAGTAGTACCAGCCGAATATCTCTTCCGCCCACAACTTAAAGGTCTCCAGCAGCTTCAGGTCACTGCCGTCGGTCAGCGTCAGTTCCTTCTCGCAGAACTGTACAAAGCCGTCCATCGCTTTGTCATCATAGTAGATGCCCGGGTTTCGGATCAGGTCATCGATCCGGTTCATCTCCATGCTGATCTCTTTGCATACGGGGATCTCGCCCCGCATCACGGCCTCCCGGAACCGGCCGTAGTATTTCGGCGTGGCCGTGTTCGAAAGTGCCATTTTGATTTTTTACTCCTTGTTACAGCCGTTTCAGCAGCGCCGCGATGGGCTCCGTGTAAAACCGCTCGTAGCCCGCTGCGTTGGGGTGGGTGCCGTCGCTGGTGTACTTATCGCCCAGTTCGCTGACGCCGTGTTTTCCCATAGGCGGGGTGGTCTCCGCAATGTCAACGTAGGGCACGCCCCATTTTTTCAGCGCCGCAAGGATGGCAGGCTTATAGGTCTTGTACCAGTTTTCGCTGCCTGCAAACATCCCGCCGTGCGGGAATACATAGGCCACGCGCTTGTCGCTGTGATTCGTTGCCAGATCGTCCAGCATCTTCTCCAGTGCGCCGGTCATGGTCGTTTCATCGTAGGCAGCGGCAAACCCATCGGTCAAGGTACCCACAGGGGCGTTGTTCCAGGCATCATTCACGCCGCCCTCCAACAGGATGTAGTCTGCCTTTGCAAGCGCTGTGGAGTTTGTCACCACCGTGCTGATGCAACCACGGGTGCCGCCGTATACCTTATCGGTAATATTCGGGGTCAGCGTTGCGCCGTCCACTGCTTCATTGGTCAGGGTCATGCCGTACTTGTCTGCAATACATTTGCCGTAGCCGCCTGCGCTGCTCTTGCCGTAAGCGATGCTGTCGCCTGCAACGTACAGCGTTTTTCCCGCCAGCGGGCTGATGATCTGACCATTGATGTCAAACACTTCCATTTTACCACCCCTTCTCGATGTAATCGTTCACCTTGTCGTCACTCAGCAGGCCTTTATACACCCTGCACTGATACAACGTACCAGACCAGAACTGCTGCTTTTTGCTGCCGTCCGCGCTCTGCGCCGCACCGATCAGGAAGGTCTGGGGCACATCTATGATTGTGCCGTTTGTGGTTTTCCACTCGGTCAGCGGGCAGTAGGTACTGCCGCCGCGATATTTTCTGCCGTCGATCTGCACTGCATACCGCGTACGGGTCTTGAAGTGTTCGATGCTGTCTGACAGAGTAACGCCGCCGTAGTTGTAGTAGGCAAACTCGGTCTTTTTGTTCAGCGGGCTGCTGGTGGAGTTGAAGCCGGGCAGATTGCCGGTATCGCCGGTCTCGGTCAGGCAGTGCAGGAAGGCAGGCCATGTGTTTGCATTAAAGTCGTCCCCCGCTTTCGCATCCACTAGGATCGTGTATTGCGGCGTCTCGGTGGAGGCGTGCTCCAGCAGCTTCAGGCCGGTGTCCAGTCCCTGTGTCAACACGGTCTCGTTTGGCAGACTATAGATCAACTCTGCCGTTTCTGCTGCCATAATCGTCACCGTACAACTTGCGCTCTTACTGCCTGCTGTGGCAGTCACGGTGCAGTTACCTGCTTTGATGCCTGTTACCACGCCGTTTGCCACAGTGGCAAAACCGACTGGAGTCACTGTCCACACCACCAGCCGACTAGTTGCGCTCATGGGAAGTACCGTAGCGGTCAGGGTCTTGCTATCGCCCTCGTTCATGGTCATGGTCTCGGCGCTCAGGCTCACGCTCTGTACTGGAACATCCTGTGCACTTCTGCCCCACTCTATCCGCAAGGCATTCAAGATATCCTGCATCGTATTGGTTTTATAGGCTGCGTTCTCAAGCAGGGATAACAGCAATTCTTTTGAAGTCTCGCTCATTCCATCGCCGGTATCACCCTTATCGCCTTTTGCACCGGCATCGCCCTTGGGACCTGCCTCACCTTTAGCGCCAGTATCGCCCTTGGGCAAAACTAGATTCAGCTTGCCGTTCTCGATGGTTGCGCTGGCAGTACTGCCGCTCGTCACTGTACCGATGGTCAAATCTGTGACACCACCGCCGGTGCTACTTCCACTGCTGCTGCCGGGGTCGCCTTTTTCACCCTTTGGCAATGTCAGATTCAGCACAGGGGCTTCCGCTGTACCGGTGATGGTCGCTGCAGCTTCTGTGCCGCTGGTCACAGTGCCAATACTAAGGTTCGGCGTTGCACCGGTGTCGCCCTTGTCACCTTTTTCGCCATCTGCACCTTTTTGGCCTTTCGGCAGCGTCAGGTTCAGTATCGGTGCCTCGGCCGTACCGGTGATGATAGCATTTGCGGTGTCACCGGTGGTTACGCTTCCGATGGTAAGATTAGGCGCAGCGCCAGTATCCCCCTTGTCACCTTTTGCTCCCTTGGGCAGCACCAGGTTCAGCGCAGGAGCTTCCGCTATGCCGGTGATAATGGCATTTGCGGTGTCACCGGTGGTTACGCTTCCGATGGTAAGGACCGGGGTAACGCCTGTGTCGCCTTTTGCACCAGCATCGCCCCTAGGGCCCGCGTCGCCTTTTGCGCCGGTGTCGCCCTTCTCGCCTTTCGGCAGTGTCAGGTTCAGCTTGCCGTCGGTGATCGTAGCGGCTGCCGTGCTCCCGGATGTTACAGTGCCAATGGTCAGGTTCAGTTTGCCGTCGTTAGAGTTCGCGTGCTCCACCAGATCAGCAATTCCCTGATCGATTTCATTCATCATCTGCGACGTCAGCACTTGTTTGCTTTTAAAGTTGTGTTTGTTGTACTGCATATATCCTCCTCATCTCAGCACGGTTTCATCCAGGATCGCTTCATCCAGCACAGCGTATGCGTCCGTTACCTTGGTATCGTCCTCAGCAGTTTCCTCGTGGTTGCTCACAAGGCACTGCACCGTGGCGATCGTTGAGTTGAATTCCTTGATCACATCGTCGCCGTTCATCTGCCGCAGGCATACACTAAACGTCACACTTCCGTTTGCTTCCGCTGCTTTGTCGCCGATCAGCCAGGAAAACTCAAGAGTCTTTCCATCCTCGCATACCATATCGGTCGGCAGATAGAAATAATGCTTTCCCGCAGCATTCGTGTAGTTCACTCTGGGCGTAAAGCCGCCCATGTCTGTCCCACGGTAATATCTGCTCATTTTGAACCAAATCCGGTTCACGTCCTTGTCGCCCTTTGCGCCGATCACGATCGCCTTGCTCGGTATCGTCACCACGCGCAGGTCTTCGTCAATGACAAGGATCACTTTTTCTGCTTCTTCCGGCGTATCCATCGTCGCCAGAACTTCGTCCACATTTGTCATTTTTCGTCCTCTCCGTTCCGGCGTTTTCTGTTTACAGGGTCTGCTCTACCAGCACTGCATTGGTGGTTACCCGCATATCGCCTTTTGCACCGATCAGCCGCACCTTAAAGCTTTTTCCGCCGGTCACTTCGTCCGGCACATCGCACTCCAGTGCTTCGTCCACCGCAACTGCATATGCCTCATTGAACAGTGCAACCTTTTTGGCTCTGTGCCAGTCGCTGCCGTCTACGCCAAAGCAGCACTTCAGGTATCCCTTGCTCCCGGCCGTAATGCCGGAAAAATCGCCCTGCTTTGCGAGGTGCTGCCCGTCTACGCTAAACAGTAATCTCCGCATTACGCTTCCTCCTTATCACATAGGGCGTACAGCCGCCATTCCAGCTCGCTGATCTGGCTTTTGATCGCGTCCATCACGCTGCTGGACTGCGGCGGGTCAAACAGCAATCGCACCTTCAGCGCCGTATAACTTTTCACCGCCTCAATGTCCGTCCGTTCCCCACAGAACTCGCTCCACGTTGCGGTCGCATCGCTGATAGCAAAGGTCTTTTCCGGCCCCACACCCATCTGGTTCAGAATCATCAGCACACTGTTAATGTGCATGATAAGGTCGGTATCAAAGGCCGCATACTCCTCGGTCAATCCAAGGAGCTTCTTCACTGAGGTCAGGATACTGTCCATTTCTCGTCACCTCAGTCCGGGATACACTTGTTATCCCACTTCTTGTAGGCATCCAGATAGGTCTCACCCTTGTCGCCATTGTGGGTGAGCTCGTAGTACATCCCGTCGGATACAGTTGTGCTCACAAGCGCCTTCCAGTTCTGCAGGGTTTTGCTGAACCATACGATGAACACGTCCTCCATCGTCAGCTTCTTACCGTCAGTCACGTCCGCATGGGCGTTAAAGTAGTCCACCACCAGCTGCTTTGCGCGGTTCATCATAGCTTCGTTGTCCATTTTGTTTTCCTCCTTTTGTTATTCCTCGTGATTCATTACACCCTCGGCCGCAATGGCTGCATTTGCCCAGAACAGCGCCTCGTCCAGCTTCGTCAGTGCCAGACTGCGCTCCCGGCTCGGTACAATGCACCGCACCATGTGTTCTGCCTCTTGCATCTTCAGCCGCAGGTTCGTGCTGTATGCCGCTTCCGCAACATTAAACTTTCGTACCGGATACATCTCATTTCCTCCAAGGACAGGTATCGCCCGGTCGCCTCTCCGCAAACGCAGGTTTTAAGATCGTGTCATCTCCGTAATGGATGGCCTTGTGTGTGCGGTCGCTCACACATACCACGTTTTCCGGGTTCAGCAGCGCGTCCGTGTGCCCCAGCACGTCTTCCTTCGTCAGTGGATTTAAGTGGTGGATAATAATGCGCGGCCGGATGGGTTTTCCGTTTCGTATCACCCAATCCACGATCTCATGCTCCGGGTGTGCCAGATCGCAGCCCATGTCCCGCACAATGATCTTATCCCGAAACTGCCGCCATTCTCTCGACTGGTAAAAATCCTGGTTCAGGTACCGGTCAAAGCCGAACGTGTCCATCCCCACCGTTCCATGCAGCTTTACATAATGGAAGCGGTCTTCAAAGATTGCCAGTCGTATCAGCTCGCTATATGTTTTCATCTTACAGCAATGGTCAATCCAACAAGCGCGATCATCGTAGCTATGCACAGAATTAGATATAATGCAAAGTGTAGCCACTCATCCGAGCACGAGCCATCTGACACAAATACCGCTGCAATTCCGATAATATTCAGCACGAGCCCGGCTGTGATCAGATCAGTCCCGACAATAGTTATGTCGATCATATCATCCCCTCCTCGTCCTCTCCATCATCAATGCCTTGGTATACCCGCATCATCTTGATGGCTTCACCATACAACTCCTCGGTGTTCTTCTGCGCCTGCAGCATCTCAGTCTTTGCACGCAGCAACTTGTTTTCTTCTTCCAGCTTTTCTTTTTCCAGTCGCGCCTTGCTGCCGGACAGCCGCAGATAATATGTTGTTTCAGCACTGGATGCAGTTCCTTCGCGAAGCCGTTTTTCGACAAGGTCTACTGCCAGCGATATCATTTGGTTTTCTCTCGCTTCAGGGGACAATGCCGGACGCAACCCGACATCATCACCAGACGAGGCTTTTCGGGTTTTCATACAGTTGTCATTCCTTTCACGTGAGTTTTTGGCTCTTTAAGCCGTGTTTTGTAACCTTCAATGTTGCTTTTCGCCACATTCTGACCACTTTTGTGTTCTGTTAGTTTTTGTAAGGGTTCATGAGAGCTGTTTTGGGGGGATTATGTCTGTGCAAAAAGCCCGTCATTGAAAGGAGAGATCAATTATGGATCGGAGATTCCAGGAGGTGAATCATGAAAGTCAAGAAAACAAGGTTCAAACACTATCTCATGAGCCCTTACAAAAACTCCCGATCCATCGTATCTCTACAACAGATCGGGAACACGCAGGGGGGTAAAACTAAAACAGGCCCTGGTCTACACCCCAAAGCCCAAATATCAATTTTACCCCCGGGGAAATATCAAAGACCGGCGCGATTTAGGGAGGGGGTGGATTTTTTGGACCCCCTCCCCCTGTCTAAATATCAGTTTAAGCAGCGTTTGTGCCAGTTTCGGGGTCGGGAAGGGTCTTTTTGACCTTCCGGTACAGGTTTAACGGATCAGCCATGACGATCTGATCGATTGCCTGCTCAATTTCGTAAGCATTTTCGTTATCAGACAGCTGATCGGACGTGTATGCGAGCCGCGCAAGGAGGCCGCAGGAATTGTAGCCATGGTCGCAGTCAAAACGATACCACTGATCGAACTGGTCATGCGGATCGTAAGGATTGTCAACCGTAGTAAGAAAACAACGAACCATATTTCTCGCTTCCTTTTGTTCTTATTTATTCAATGTATCGTAAATTGTGCTCTTCGGAACGCCACAGGCCTTTGCGATTTCTTCATAGCTGTATCCGCCAGCCAGCATCGCTTTAGCCTTTGCTTTTTTCGCAGAAGAAAGCGTTGCTGTTGCTTTCGGCATTGCGAGCTTAACGATTTCAGTCGAATCAGAACTGTTCAAGAACTTGGTAAGCATCGAATCAGAAATTGCATGATTCTGAATTGCTTCCCATTCGCGATCCGTAAAGACAATTTTTGTCCTACTACTGTTGGCTCCCACCTGATCACGGGCACGCTGCATCTCGACGGACGAGATCTTCTTGATCTCTTTCTTGTCATCCTTATCCTTATAATCAAGGCCGCGATCCTCAATAATAGCCTTGATCCTGGAGTTCGCGATGATCATTGCACGGCGCTCTTTTGGCTTGTTTGCGAGGACCGCCTCGTATTTAGCCTTCAGAGATTCCACTTCCGGTGCATACTTCTTAGCGGCAACCGGGTCACGCTGGATACCCTTCATGTTGGCGTAGTCCTTGCGCGCCTGGTTGGCCATATCTTTCAGATAGTTGGAGAAGTCCGCGTACAGTTCTTCCTGCTTGGTGCCAGAAGAAAGCTCATGTACGTCCTTGATCAACGAGATGCGGCTCACTTCATCTTCGGCAATGCGCTTTTTGCCCTTCTTATCTGTAAAGGTACGGCCACTCTCCTTGTAGATGTACTCACCGGTATCCTTATCGATACGCACACTACCACGGCGCTCGGGAATACGAACGGTCTGTTTGCGACGGGAGAGCAGGGTGGATGCGCCACCGTACTTCTCGTTACCATCCTCGTCCACCCGGATCTGATACTTCTGCTTCAGCTCCTGGATGCCGTTCTCCTTCTCCGACCTCTTGTAGTCCAGCTTATGCTTCTCCGCATCAATAACGACCATCGAGTGCCGTACTGCACGCTCCAAATCTTCAGTCGTTGCACCACGCAGGGTCATGTCAGTAATCAGGTTCGAGATGATGCCCATCTCTTTCTGCTTTTCATCCTTCTTCATCAGTCGGACGTTGTTAGGATTACCTTCAGGAACCGCGTAAGAGGTCTTCGGGTCGAAGTTCTTCAGTCCGGGCAGCGGATCGGTAGAGTTGATGCGAACCTTGTCAGACATAGGGATTGCCATGACAGTATCGCCGTCAAAGTCTGCACCAGACAGACGCTCAGCCACCTTAGAACTGATGCCGATTGCGTCCTTGACGTTGCCGAGATTGCTCTTGCCGCTGGCATTCTTGTTGTTCACCGTGACAATGGGAATCTCAAACGTGCCTGCATGGGGGTAACGAATCAGCGCAAGCTGCGTTCCGTTCTCATACGTCGGGCAATACGCCTCGGTCTCCTTGATCTTATCCAAAGGAAGAATAACCTTGGTGGACTGACCCGGAAACGCAGAAGCTTTAAGCGTCATCGCCGTTCCATCGCACTTTTCAGCAAAGTCCAACAGCATCTTTTTCTTGACGGTCGGATTGGTGTAGTGCATAATCTCGTCGTATTCGGCTTTGTAATCGGCTCTCGTCAGCTCCAACTGCTTCTTGATCAAAGGCAGCGGCTGCTTAGAAAGAAACTGAGATGAAACGCTCTTGGACATATCATCCCAGTCACCTTCCCATTTCAGCTTATTGATGGGAGAAAGGTGTTCCTTGCCGTCTTTTCCGATGTAGGTGCTCTGGCCTTCCGCAGTAATGGCAGCGCCAAACGGATTGCCTGGATCGTTCTTGATCTCTTTGAACACCTTCATCTTAGGTGTGCCAGAAGGCTTGTTCGTGTTGAACACAATATCAACACCGTCCTGCATATTGTCCGAATACATGGCCATGCCCTTCAGATAGTGGCTGTTGTCCACCATGATACGAACCTGTGCATAATGAGAGTTGCCCAGATCCAGATCTGCAACGCCGCGGCGAATCTCCATAACGCCATCTTTTGCAAGACCGCCCTGATCGCCGTAGCGCACTGCTACACGGTCAGAACTCAAGCTTGAAGGGGGCTGCAACTGGCGAAACGAATTGCCGCCATCATCAGAATGATAGTCCCCCAACGACTGAATATCGCCCTGATGCTCATAAGCATAGCGCTGGTCGTATTCAGGTTTTGCCAAGACTGTGATGTTGGTCTGCTGCCGGAAATTGGTGGGCTGCTTGATGCCAACGCCATAGCGCTTATAGCCGTGTTCTGCTTCCAGAATATAAACAGCCTCGTCCAGCTTACCTTCCGACACGCCGAGGGTAAGATTCGTACCCTCGGAAATATCAATCATGCCCTTCTTGTCTACTTCCTTCTTTAAGGTTTCGGCAATCTTTTCGGCCTGATCTTTCTTTGTGCCGACACCGTTTTGGTACATAGATCGAACCGTAGACTCAGGCATGCCAAGCTTCTGTCCAATCTCAGTCCAACCCATATCAGGGTTATCCTTCTTCAGCTTCTGAATCTCTTCCCACTGAGAAGCTTTGCGGTCGTGACCTGCTTTGGTCTTTGCAACGCGAAACTCCGTTGCGCCGAGCTTATACTCGGGCGGAAGTGTGTCGTTGATGGCTTCCAGAATCTCGCCCTCGGACATACCCTTAGCCTTAAACTTATCGACACGGGACAGGAAGTCACCGGAATGCTGGTACGGGCTATCACCGCTTCCCCACGGATAGCGACCAGAATGGCGCTTGGTGCCATAATGCTCCAAAATATCATTCTCGCCGCCGTATTCAACGCCAAAGTAGTTTTTCAGGTCTTTCTCGATCGGATTCATATCAGCACACTCCCATTTTCATCTTTGCAATAATCGGATCAAACTCGCGGATCTTATCCATGATAGGTTCGATGTCTTCTGCTGCCGGATTGGCAATAAGAATATCATCGGACTGGTAGATGCGGTTCTCGATCTGGATACTGCTCGGTTTAATTCGGTACTCAAGGCAGAACAGTGCATCGTAGATGAGCAGCTGCTCCATGTGTGCCGGAACGATTCCGGTCTTGAGGTCGTGGATGCGCAAAATATCATCTCGGAAGCAAATAGAATCCGCTGTTCCGAAACAATTTTCAGAATAGCAGAGCACCTGCTCCGGTGTCATACGAAAGCCGATGGCATCGTTGACGTAGCTGTTGAGCGTCTTTTTAGAACGCGGCAGCTTTTGGCCAAGTGCAATGCACCTTGCTGCAAATTCGTGCAGTTCAGTTCCCTTTTGCGCAGCCATAAAATTGGTATACGCTGTAGTAAGCTTGTCTGCATCGTAGTTGATCCAGTGATACTTACTAGCGCCGAGGAAGGCGTGCTGCCCTATTAACCTCGAATGCTCGTTGAAGGTCATTCAGAATCTCCTCCTTGTTTTCCGGGCAAATGAACGCTGCAAAGCTCATCCCGTTCATCAGGTTCACATAGTAATCCTGATTCGGACGATGCGGCGCATCAATCGAGCGTTTGCCTTCCAATGCTGCCCATGTGCTCTCGTACAAAACTAAGAGATCCGGGATGCCTTGAATCTCATTCGGATCGAGATGCACAACCATGCAGCCTGGAAACCGCTCTTTGATTTCATTCACCAGGTTGGTCTTAAATCGGTTCTCCAGCATAAAATCTCCTCCAAAAAATAAAGAGGAATGGTACGTTTGGGACGCACTCTCTCCTCTTCATAAAAGAGGATGTTTTTTTCGCGTCTGTTTTGGACAAAAAGAAAGAGCCACAGATTTTTCTGTAGCTCTCACCATGGATTATTCCAACACTTTCATGTCGTCAAGAATATCGCTCAGCCGTTCGCCTTCTTTCTTTCTCTTGTCGATTTCCAGCCACTCGTCATTTGTCAGTTCCCGACGTAACTTCCAATAATGGCCCAGACTGCGGTCATAGCAGTACAAATCTTTCAAATCCTGCTCTTTTACCAAAGCCGCGTGTTTTGACAGCATTTTAGCACCTGCTGCAATTCCACCAACGACTATTGGACCATAAGTAATGATTTGATCTTTGTGTGCATAGCACCAAGTCTGGACCTTCATTTTCTTGTCCTAGAACCACTCCCGAACTTGCGCTTTCTTACGAGCCCTTTCAAGCTCCTTCATAGTGCAAACTTCGCCCATAATAGTTCTCTCCTTTAAAATAGTATTTGGATTGCTCCATAAAGTATCCAGTATTTTTCGCGGACAAAAAGAAAGAGCCGCAGATTTCTCCGTGACTCTCTCTCGTAAAATATCATTCAGGTCGGTGCTCGTAGAAGAACAGGTACCAATCAGGAACGCCTGCATCCAGCATCCGGCCGTCTTTGTAATGGAACTCGCCGTAGTCTTCACTCAGTTCAAGGTTCGTGTAGCTTTCGGGATGTACCGGATGATTTATCTCATCATCAGTTAGGGTTATGTCGCAAGGGCGGCAGGTCCAGTATCCCTGTACTACTTCTGTCATGTTTCGCCCGCAGCATTTGCAGACGGGAACCTTTGTATGCAGTTCTACAAACTCATTTGCGTAGCATCTTACTACGTTCCCTGCAGCATCCGTTTCGGTCCATTCCTCAAAGCCATCCTCGTTGATAAAGCGGTTCATGTAAGCCATCTTTATTACCTCATAAGCATCTAATCGGTGTGTACAACGGTTATAATAAATATACATCATCGGGTTGGGTTCTTACAAGTCGATACCTTGAACTTTTCGTGAATTTTGGCCTCTGCCCAAAAGCCCACTTTTTTCGCCTATCTATTATAATATTTTTTATTTTTTATAGTGTAATTAAGAAAAAAAGTGGGCAAGTGGGCAGAACGGCATTTTTGTGCCAAAATATAACGATAATACGATATATTTTAGCTGTAAGCCGTGCCCACTTTTGATTTTAAAAGTGGGCAGAAAGTGGGCAAATGGCCAAAAATTATGAATTTTTCGTGAACAATCGGCCATTTTTTCTATTCTAGGATAGAATTCCGCTGCATTTTTGCCTTCCTGCCCAAAACAAAAGTGGGCATAAAATATAAAAGTGGGCAAAAGAAAAAGACGCTGAATATCATGCAACGTCCTTTTCCAGCCACTCCCTAGCTGCTGTCAATGCCAATTTTCATCGCTATCCGCCTCCTTATTTTCCCGAAGTCCTCTTAACCTCACCGAGTGCTACTCGCCATGCAAAGACCTCCGCGTCAAATGTTTCTTTTGAAACACCACGCTTTTTAGCCTCGTACAGCGCCTGCGTATACGACCACGTTCCGTCAACATATCGTCCGGCATAGATTTCTGCTACACTCATCACGACCTTACCTCCACGTCCGGCAGAATATCCGTGTGGAAATAGAGCTTATAGTGGTATGGATCGGTATGAGTGCCGGTGATATCCTCAACAACATACATGGTGTACTCGTTCAGGTAAATATAATTCTTCTTATACTCGTTCGGACCGGTCTTCACCGTACACACAAGTTCGTTGTTTTCATTGTTCGAGATGGACATAGCACCTTCCATTTCAAGGATGACGTTGTCCGTACGTGCGTTATAGACCGTGATCCGGCGCTCAGCTTCAAAGTAGTTGGCCTGCTTGGAAATGTTCCGATTCACCTTATCCGCTTCGGAGCAGCTGCACAGAACCACACAGCCAACAAGCATCATCAGAGATACGGCAAAACAAATAATACGATTTTTCATAGTTATTTCTCCACATTTTCCTTTCCCGTCTGGTCATCCGTAGGCCAGAACGTATAAATATCATCGAACACCACCGGAATCTTGCTCTGAAGCTCCTTCAGCAGCGGGCACATCAGCTCTCTCATCTGAGGATGAGCCGCCACAGGAGTACGCAGCTTGAAGATGTTGCGCCATTCACGGTAGTTAGCCGTAACCGCAATTTCGGTCTTCAAGCACAGCGGCAGCACACAACGGGCCTGTTCGGGACGATAGCCGTTCATAAGCATCAAAAAATAAGTTTTTTCTGCCAATTCGCAGGATTCTACCCATTTACGATAGAACAGGCGATTCTGCTCTTTATCGATATAAAACGGCTCCACAACGGTAATGCTGCCCTCAAACTTCTCTTTCGAGTAGTTGCAGTACCTAGTGCTCTCCTGTGCAAAGCTCGCAATGCGATGCCGCACCAGCTCGTTCGCCACACCACGGTCACAGGTGAACAGCACGCTCAGCTGTGAATGCTCCAGCATCGCCTCATGCTCCTGCTTCACCAGAAAGCGCACCAGTTTCTTCGCCGACTCACCATCCGGCGTGATCTTGTCCTCGCTCTTGTAGCAGACACGTGCAATGCGCTCGATCTGCTGCAGCTCCTTGATGCCACCCTCAGAAATATCAGTGAGGATTTCGTACTTAGGTTCAACGATTTTCATAAATATCTCTCCTTCTTTATTGCTTCAAAATACTGCTTTTGAAAATTCAGCTTTTCGCTGACACGAATACCTTCTATTGGGATGATATATCCAAGGTGTGCCATTCGCTTATGGTCGCAGGATTTCACCTTCGAACACTTCTGGCATTTAGGAGCAAGAATAGTAATCGCTCCGAAGTCTTCGTTCATAAGTCAACATCCTTCTTCAACTTACATTCCCAGTCACCGCAGATATCTCCGCAAGCGAACTTCTTTGCGATGTTCATGCCTTTACGGCGGATTCCACTCGGTAAAATTCAAGTCCTGGATAGTACATAAATAATTCTCCTAGTCCTCTAATACCATAACGATAAAGTCAATAATGCTGTTCAAAGCACCGACGATTTTAAACAAAATATCTTTCACGAGATTCTGTCGTTTTGGGGTTATTACAGGCGCTTCATGCCTCCAAATATCTACGCTCGGACTTTTAACGACGTACTCTATCGGCGCATTATTTGCGTACAATATTTCCACTTCTGTGCATTTGTCAATCAAGGCCATGTATTCTCGCATCTCATTTGCGCTCATGCCGCCGTAGCGAATGCTTTGAAGTGCTTGATTATATAAGTATTCTTCCAATGCTTCTCACCTCACAACAAAATCCGAAATAGCGTGAACCAAATTACCTTCAGCGTAACCACAATAATGATCAGCCACGCGCAGATAACTATGGTCAAAGCCAGCACATGTCCGGAGAACACTCCGAGCTTTGTCCAAATATCATTCATCCTTATCAACCCTTTCGAACCCTACAAAGTCTCCAATACCAACATGTCCACCCTTACAGAAATGAACCGGTTGAAACTTCATACAGCTATCAAAATGGTGAACCGCATCGTCTAAATCACAATAATGATATTTGCTGTCGAATTTTCGTTCACAGTACCGGCACTTATAGGTTGCCTTATACACAATCACCCCACACACCTCCTCACAGCATCCACCCGGCGCTCTGCAGCGTTCAGCTCGAAAATAGCAGCATCCACAAATTCCGGGTCGCAGTTCTCGAAGTGGTTCCGAGCCACTTCCAATGCCTGCAAAGCCTCCCGCAGGGTATTAACCGTCGTTGGGATCGGCTCCATACGGAATATCTTTTTGACATACTCAGCGATTTTTCGCAGCATTTCTACACCTCCACATCTTTGTTACCTGACGAGCCGTGAGCCAGCCCTCAACATCATCATGGCCAAGTAGCTGTGCACCCATCGCCTCGATAAGCCCTTGCTCAAAGCCATAGGAACCCCAACCCCAAATGCCATCCCAGATACGATTTCCAGCAGCATCGTATGCAATAATTTGCTCACCACCATCATGCCGTCCGCCAGGAAGAAACTCCTGATTGTCCGGTCTGTCCATCTCTGGCCAACGACGTCCATAAGTATGCGGAACCTTAGCATGCTTCAGCAGAATATCAAGCTTCTGCATCTCGGTCATGTGATTCCAAACCCGGAGTTTCCAGGTTTTCTTAGACATGTTTCTCATTTCTGCATTTCCTTTCGTCAGCCTCCATGGTCTTTGCA